CGCCGAGGGCAGCGACGACGAGTCCGACCGGATCGGCCTCGAGGACACGGCCGCCGGCGAGGAGGACACGATGCCGACGTACGACCACTCGGACGGCGGCGGCACTCCGCAGCCGGTCAACACGTCGATGTTCAACTCGGCGATCCAGACCGTCCCCGAGCGGTTCCGTGATCCGGACGAGCAGGTCGTCATGATGTCGAAGTCGCAGGTCCAGCAGTACCAATTCGACCTCACCGGCCGCGAAGACGGACTCGGTGTCGCCGTCCTCCAAGGCGACAACGACGTGACGCCGTTCGACTACGATATCGTCGGCGTCTCCTACTTTCCTGACGACTACGCGATGGTCATCAACCCCGAGCAGCTCTCCTACGGGCTCTACGAAGGGCTGGAGATCACGCAGATCGACTCGTCCGACAAGACGATGGATGAAGTGCTCCACTCGCGGGCGCTTCTCGAAGGGCAGTTCGACTTTCAGATCGAGGAGCTCCAGTCGGGCGCGCTCGTAACTGGCATCGCCGAGCCGGAGGGGTAAGATGCCCCGCATCCGACACACCAGCGGCCCTGGTCGGTTCGGGCATAGCGCCCTGTCGGGCGTCTCGGGCCGCGGCGACGAACACGACGTCGGCGAGGAAGCGGCTGCGTATCTCTGTGACGATCTCGGCTACTTCGAGCGCAACGACGTGATCGATGCCGAGCACGAGGTCGTCGACGAGGAGTCCAAGGGCGACGGCGGCGAGGATGCGTTCGACCTCGACGAGTTCCTGGATCAGAACGCGAAGCCAGCCGCTGAAGATATCCGCGCCGGCGAGGTGGACGATCACCTCGACGTTATCGCCGAGACGGAAGACCGGACGACGGTGCAGGACGCCGTCGACGAGCGACGAGCGGATCTCGAGTAACCACCATGACCGTGATCGACCCGATCGACATCAGAGCCGAGCTCGGGTTCGGCCCTGAAGCACTCGGACTTTCGGAGGGCGAATTTGATGCTCTCGTGGGTCGGCTCGTCGACCGCGAGGTGCCGCGGGTCGAGGATGTGATCGACGTGTCGCTCGGCACTCAAACCATCATCGAGACGGTGTCGCGACCGGCGTCGGTTGACGGGTTTGACTTGCCGCTCCCGAACCGTCCAGTCCAGTCGGTTGCGTCGGTCACGATCGACACCGACCGTGTCGGCGGCGTCTCAGTCGCGGCCGAGGACTACGCAGTCCATGAGACGCACCTCGAGCTCCTGCCGAGCGCCGACCGAACGGCGTGGCCGACCGACCGGCGCGGCGTCGAGGTCGAGTACACCCACGGGTACCCGGAGAGCGATACCCCGGAGCCGATCCGCGGGGCACTCATCGGGCTTGTCCGACACGCACTGCAGGAAGGCGAGTCGGACGGTGTTGAGTCGGAATCAATTGACGGCCACTCGGTAACGTACGAGCTCGGGGACGACGTCGTCGCCCGCCATCTCGCCCGCGCCAAGCGGTTCGACGAGCCCGACTACTATGGAGGGATGCAAGTCGTATGAGACAGCGCATCAGCCAGCGTCTCCCCGACCGCGCGACGATCAAGCGGGACACACAGACCGACACGAATGAGCTCGGGGAGCCGATCACTGAGACGGTGACCGTCGCCGAGGCCGTGTCGTGTTCGTTCACCCCGCAGTCGACGTCGTTCGTCCGTGAAGACTCGGGCGAGCGAGTCCAGCGCCCGGCCGAACTCCGCGTCCGCGCGAGTGTGGATGTGGAGGAGGGCGATACAGTGACGATCGAAAGCGAGCCAGATACGTTCGAGATCCGCGGCGTCGAGCGCGTGCCGGACCACCGCCGCGGGACGACCGTACTCCAGCGCGTGGAGGTCGAGCGCGCATGAGCGCGAGCCTCTCGTTCGGCGCTGGCGACCTGACGCCAGTGGAACTGACGGAGGCGCTCGAGGCGCTGCCAGACGCTCTCGATTCGAAGCTCCAACGGGCGGCCACGGATGTCGGCGAGCTCATCGCCGGCGCGGCTCGCGAGAACGCCCCGGTCGACACGGGCGACCTTCGCTCGCGGATCGAAGCCGTCGTCGAGAGCGCCGGCAAGGCGATCGTACAGATTCGTGTTGGAACGAACCGCGATGGCGCGGCGGCCCAAGAGTTCGGGACCGATCCCGGGCACTTCCCGCCGCCGTCAGCACTCCGAGACTGGGCGCGTCGCACGCTTGGCGACCCCGACGCAGCCTACCCGGTCGCGCGGAGCATCGCCGCGACGGGGCTGGAGGCGCAGCCGTACCTCCGCCCGGCGTTCGAGGAGAATCTTGAACGCGCGCTCGACATGATTGCCGATGCCGTCGACGCTGCGTTCGCGGAAGTGGGGCTCTCATGAGCTCGCTCCGCTCCGACGAGCTCCAGATCGAGGCCATCGACCGCTTGGAGTCGGCACTCGACGTGCCGGCGGACAACGTCATTCCGGTCGCGATCGCCCAGCG